TTTCAAAATAATTTTTATATGCACATCCCTGCGCGATCAGCAGTTCCGTCATCCAGATGAGCATGTCCATATCCTGCTCATCCAGTCCTCTGCTCCTCAGATCTCCCAGACATTCCATACCGCCGTACCTGGCCACGATGGCCTTCTGCGCTCCCAGGGAAAAAGACATGGGATATCTCTTCCCGGCGATCTCCAGATAACTGATCATAGACCGCCCTCCCATTTCTTCCCGCATTTCCACATCAGGTACTCCACGGCCTCCGACTCCTTCGTGAACCAGGCGTCCTGCATCCAGGGATGCTTGTTCTCCTCATCCACGGCGTCGGACCGGAGGATCTTAGCTGTGACGCTCTTCGTCTGCCACTCCACGCTCTCCCCGCGGGTGGTCGCTGCCTCCTCCGGCAGATTGAAGCATACCTTCGGCAGGAAAACTGCCCGGTACTGGTCCACATCATCGATCTGATGCTCCTCGATGATCCCAAACCCCAGGTACGGTGCTTTCATATCATCGTCATAGGTCAGTTCTTTTACCTGGATCTTTTCCCCTTCCGGCCCGAACTCTGTCTCTTTTACTTTCAGCCCCAGGATCTTCATAGAGAGTTCCTGCGGCAGGTCTGCCGTGCCCAGGGTCAGCTCTCCGCTCTTAAAGGTCCCTCTGGCATTCTCGATGGTCTTGTTGTCCCCGTACAAGGGCGCATCGTCCCCCATCTCCCAGGACACGCCGTATTCTACAGCATGGTCCGCCACAAACGGCTCTTCATAGGACACCCTGTCCTCTTCTTTTTTATAGGTCCCACACACCGGGATCGATAATCCTTTGATCGCCATGTCATATCTCCTTTCTGATCTCTTCTTCTGCCCGTCTGCCCATGGCCTCTACGGCCTGCTGTTTCGCCTTCCGGGCGCTCTTACGCACCACCAGGGTTTTCCTGCGAAAGGAAGTCCCGCCTTCCACGGCGCGCATCAGCATCTGGTTTGGCACACCGTTTGGATATCTCTTTGTCTTCACTCGGCCGTATCCGGCCCATCCCAGCTTTGTGCTGATATACCCCGGCTTTGACTCCTTGATGGGCGCCAGGCCCATACCGTCTATAAGGTCTCCCTTCTGCTGCCTGGATACCCCTGATATCGGACGTTCCGGTGTTCCAAAAGGCGGGAGTCCGTTCCCGCCTTCCTCCACGGGTAATGTCTTGAGTGCTGCCTTTACCGCATCTGCGATCACACCAGCCCCTACATATACACTCGTTTTGATGACCTTTTCCTCGTTCTTTGCCAGGTCCTTGATCTTTTTTGTATATTCCTCCATACCCTTGATCTGCATGACGGCCATACTGTCTCCTCCTCTAACTGGTCTCAAAGATCCATTGGTAGTGGAGATACCCGGTCTCCTGCTCATAAGAGATCTCTGACAGCCGGAAAGCGATGCGCTTTCTCTTGAGTGCCCTCTGTATCCCCTCCACCCATGGATCTCTGTCCTTTTTGGTATACAGGTCTATGGTCCCCTCTATGCTCTGGAGCAGCTTTTGGTTGTCCCCATGCACACCTGCGCCTTCGCCGTCCTCTGCATATACAATGTAGTGGCAGCCTTTCTGACTGGCCTCATAGTGGGATACCTCTTCCGTGACCTCCAGAAGTGCCTCCTTTACCTTGTCCACTGCCTGTCCGATCATCTTTCTCCCAGCCTTTCCAGGGACAGCCGCGTGATCTTGAGCCCGTTCTCATCCAGGACATGCTGGACCATGGCGCACCGGAAGGATGCGCCCTCGATCCGGCAGACATCGTCCGTATGGATCGTGCGGTCCCTCCAGATGTGCACGACCTCCTCGATCTTCTCCTTTGCCTGCAGGGCAGTATAATAGCGGCTGATCCCCACGGTCTCATAACCGAAGGCATGGGAGCTCTGGTACCGCAGTTCCATCCTGGGCTTTTCCCCAGGATCTGCCGCATTGACCGTCCGATAGATCTCCAGCTTTCCGTCATCAAATGTCATTTTTCTTCCCTCCCATGACCTGGCTCATGAGCCTTTTGTTGAGTTCGTAGCGCAGGAAGCGCGGCATCCCCGTCTCGTTCACGTTCGCAGCACGCTTTCGGAAGAGCCAGGCCGCATAGTGCACCTGCACCATGCCGCTCTCCACGCTGTCATCCAGCTTGATCCCTTCCCGCCGGATCTCCCCTTCCGAAAGCTCCAGCAGCTTCCTGAGGTATTCGTCCTGTATATCCGTCATCAGCTGCAGATCCATCTTCAGGATGTCCAGCTGTTCTTCCCTTTTCATAGCTGCCCTTCCTCTCTATCTCATTCGGACTTCATTTTGTCTCTTCGGATGTATTCGCTTTGTCTTCCGGGAAAGTGGCGGCGGTCGTTGGTGCTTTTCCCGCTATGTTCAGGATCGCGAAGGCCTCCGCGATGACCGGCTTTCCGTCATACCTGGCCGTGCCCTTGAACACGGTCTGGTCTTCTAAGAACTTCACATGTTCGGACTGGCCCAGAGTGATCCCTTTTCTCTCGACCAGCTTATAGCTGCCCAGGTAGCCGAAGGCGATATCACCGTCCTCCATGAACTCCAGTTCCTCTAAAGCGCCCCCGATCACCGGCATGGTATCGGACATCCCGGACACGATGGCTGCTGCCATGTTGCTGCCCATGGCCTCCACTACCAGGTCCACGTGGGTGGACTTGTTCATGATCCACACCAGGCCTTCCTTGCTGTAATCATTGGCGATGGCTTTGGTAGCCTTTACGATCTCCTTAAAGAGGTCCACGCCTTTTTTTCCGGTCACAGTGATGAGGTTGCTGGTATGCAGGTCCTCCCATTCCCTCTCGGTCTCGGAATAACTATCCGGCTTCGTCTCCTGGGCCAGGCGGGTCACAAAGCCCAGAGGCATTTTCGCACCTTTTCCGTATACGATCGCCTTATCACAGGCTTTAGCGATAGCCGTGCCCAGAGCGTTCATGAGGCGCCCGGTCAGATCGGCGTCATTATCCTCTAAGATATAATTGCACACCTTGAAAAATCCGCCTACTTTAAAGCCGTCCATTTCCACATCCGTGAACCCTAAAGTCAGCTCGTTCAGTGTCCCGCACTGCTCCGTCCACACACCCTCCGGGTCTTCCCCAGCGATCACCATCCTGGCCGTTCCCGGCAGCACATCATGGCTTGTATACTTTAACAATTTCGATGTCCCGTATACGATCTGGTTCAGCATAGGCAGCATGATCTCCGGGATGATCAGCTCCGTGTTCCCCACTGCACGACGGTTCGAGATGACCTCCCTGGCTCTTGTGACAAATTCTTTTACTTCCGAACGGCTGAACATGCTCTCTCTCTCCTGGATGCTCATGTCCTCAAATCTCTTTCCTCTCATGGTCATGGTCCTTTCTCCCTTTCTTTCTGTCTGCGGCGCACCGGCTGCAGGTCCTGCGGGTGCTGCGGGTGCTACCGGCTGTGGCGGTACTGCGCTGCGCGCCTCTTCTTCCTTGATCTCGCCCTCGATCCGCTCGATCTCCCGCTCCAGCTCTCCCGTCTTCTGTTCATGTTCTTCTTTTTCCTTCTGGAAGGCTTCTGTCTGGTCCTCGACTTCCTTCCGCTCCTCTTCTGTGGTCTCCTCCGTCATCTCCTGGATCGCAGCCTCCAGTTCCGCTTCCCTCTTAGCGAAGTCCGCGTCCTGTCCCCGCAGCTCCTCCAGCTCTTTTTTCTTCTTGTCCAGTCTGCTCCTTAACAGCAATGCCCGTAATGCCATCTTCATTCTCCTTTCAGTCTTCCTAACATCCGTTCCCGCCAGGCTTCCAGGCTGCGCCTGCGCAGCGTCTCGATCTGGCTCTTCCTGGCACTCACGGAAGTCTCCGTGTATGCAGGGAAGGTCACAATGGATACTTCATACAGTTTCACTTTTTTGATGGTCCAGTGTACCTCGTTCCCACGGTCCTCGAACTCCTCATCCAGGATATCGAACCCAAAGCTACACTGATCCACGTCCCCGCGCTTCACCCTCTCATAAAGGTTCATGGCGTCCATATCGTTCCGGTTGATCCGAACCTCGCCCCACAGCCCCCGGCTGTCTGTCTTGAGCGTCAGGGTGCCGGCCCGGGTCCTTCCCAGCACCAGGCGTGTCTCATGGTCCGCTAAGCACCGGATGTCATCCGAGAGCGCTCCGTCAAAGGCTGTGTCCGCCACGCTCTCCGTGGCCCCTGGCCAAAGCTCATAGTCTGAGCCGAAGACGGCAAAATATCCGGAGATATAGAGGTCTTCGGAATCCTCCCGTGTCTCGAACTTCGATATCTTTCCTTTCATCTGCCGCATCTCATTTCCGCGTTCCTCACGCATCTTCCTCACCTCCCTGTATCAGTTTTTTCTGGTCCCCGATCATCCCCTGGGGGATATAGTTCTCTAAGATAATCAGCTCATCCAGGCCTTTTTTCGGTGACAGCCCGATCCAGTCCCGGACTTCGTTCCCGGCCATGATCCCTCTGGTGTAAAGGTTGCTCCCCACGTTCGACAGGGTGTTGATGTCATACGCGTACAGGGATCGCAGGTTGAACTTGAAATACCAGTCCGGACTCAGCAGGAGCTTCCGGGTGAGTTCCTGCTCCAGTGCGGCGCACAGCGTACGGATACGGGTATTGATGAAGTTGTTCCATTCCTTTTCATCGAACTGTCCTTCCCCCACCAGAAAAGACGGGATATCCAGGATGGCCGCCACGGTCCGTTTATCCAGCCGCACGGAATCCGGCAGGGCAATGTCATTTAAGGACAGCGGCCGGATCTCCTTGATATCGAACTGTTCCGCCGGGATCATCCATGGCTCTCCTGCCTCGGATGTCTCCAGGTAGCTCTCCAGCAGTTCCTTCCTGCCTTTCCGGTCGGCGAACTCCTCCGTTAGAGCATCCACCTTCACTACCATGGATGGCTTCCACTTGCTCTCCATAAAGCCTTTCTTTGTCTTGACCGCCTGTTTCAGGCTGTCCGCCACGGTCTTTAAGGCGGTCCGGTGCCCGGTCCCCTTCCATGGATAAGAGGGATCCGGATTGATGACGAAATGGAGTACCCCGTCCGGATCATATTCTTGTCCTTCATATAAGATCCGGTACCCGTATCCGTCCGGCAGAAAAGATACGCTCCCCGGTCTTGCCGGCACCAGGTCTTCCAGGTACCCGTCCTTTGTCACCGGGAACACCATGCTGTTCCCCTCTCCCTCCAAGAGGAGCGTGCGCACGACGGCGGAGATAAAGGTCTTCCGGGTCATGTACCGGTTCGGATGGATATCGATCTTCTTCGCCAGTTCATTCCGGATCCGCACGTCCCCGTTCTCTGTGTTCCCCATCAGATAAATGGTCATGCTGGAGATCAGGTCGCAGATCTTACCCACCCCTGCCATGATCTCCGGATTGTCGGCCAGGCTGGTATAGCCGCTGCAGCATAAGGTCTCATACGCCTCCATGCTGCACAGATAAGATACCGGCTCTGCACGGGTCTGTTTCTTTTTCTTCTTTGCCATGTCTCCTCCTTATGAAAACCATTCGCTCGCCTTCTGCTTCTTTTCGATATCGATCAGCATCTGCTTTGCCGCGATGACGTCCGCATCGAACAAGTCGATGCGCAGGTGCTTCTCCACTTTCTCGAACCGTACAAAGTCATCGCTGTCCTCAATAGCCTTCACGTTCTGGATGCAGTATTCATAGGCGCGGTTATGGCAGTAATAAAACCTCTGTTCCTTATACTTGTTCTCGATCTCGCGGAAGGCCTCCGTCTTCTCCACGTACCGCTGGGACTGATCCCGTACCCGGAATCCGGCTTTTTTCATCTTCAGGACGAACTCCCGGCTGTACCGTCTGTCATAACCAACCCACTTGATCTTAAAGCCCATTTTTTTCATTTTCAAAAACCACATCACCGGCTCCTCATAGTCGATGACGGTGCCGTTGCACAGGGTCAGCCATCCCTTTTCCTCCCACCAGAAGAATGGGATGCTGTCCTCATCGGCTTTCTGGGCTGCCAGCGCAGCTGGCATGAAGGCGTGGGTGATCGCGATATCGATATCCTTGTACCGGCCGTGAAGGGCCGTTCCTGTCAGGTCATGCATCAGGGAGAGGTCCGCCCCGCCGTACCAGGTCACCGGCAGCGCTGCCAGTTCCTCCAGGCTCCAGTCATACTTCTCATCCGATGCCTGCACGACTGCCATGTCAAAGTAAGTATCCACAGAGCTTGTGAAGACGTTCAGGGATTTTGCAAAGAAGTCCTTCCTCTGCTGCGGGTCGTTCTGGGCCTGCATCGCGTCGTTCATCATCTCTTCCGGACGGATAGACGCCCCATAAGCCGGGTTGGCCATCTCATGGACTGTAGGATCCAGGTAGTCGATGTATTCGCTCCCGTCCTCCCCCTTTTGGGGATCCGCTTCACAGATGAAGATGAAATACTGTTCATCCTCCACCTGTCCATCCAGGACGCGCTTGCAATACTTCACCCGGTTCGCTAAAAATCCATTGGGGTCATCTCCCGCCGTGGAGATGCCGATCATCAGCTTATTGGAATATGCCTTCATGGCCTCCTTGAACAGGTTGTACTGCTTCGGCCTCTTGAACGCGTGGATCTCATCCGCGATCGCTACGTTACAGTTGAAAGAGTCCTGGGCATCCGGGTTCGCAGCCAGGGCCTGCAGGCTGAAGAGGCCTCCTCCGATCTCGGCGCTGATGGAATGCTCGTTGTTGTTGTCGATGATCCGGAAAGTCTCCTCTTCTCCCATGCGGGTGATGTTGTATTTCAAGAACCCAAAGGTCTCCATGGTCTGCTTTTGCGCAGCGGCCACCACGTAGATCTTGGAACCGGACATCCGGTACAAAAGGCCCAGGGCATACGCCAGCCCTGCTGCAAAACTGGTCTTGACGTTCTTTCTAGGGATAAAGATGAGTGCTTCATGGAACCGGTTGACCTTTGTCCCTTTTATCTTGAACCCCAGCAGGTTATAAACGATGAACTTGTGGAAGTCCATCAAAAGGAACGGGGTCCCGCGCAGAGGCGTAGCGTCCCGCTTTTCTCCCTGCTGGTGACAGAGAGTGCTCTCGATGATGCGGATGCAGAACTCCGCGTCATTGGGGTCAAAGTCATAGGCCGGGTTCTTTAAGTCCTTTAGGAACCTTGCACAGCCCAGGATCCGGTATTTGTTCGCCCGGATCTTCCCCGACACCACACCCTTTGCATACCCCATGACGGCATCCCAGTTTTTATACTTCTCCATCTGCCTTCCGGAGCGCTTCTGCCAGTGCGCCGCCTTTCTTCTTTTCCAGTCCCTTTGTCTTTAAGAGCTTCAGCCCCTTCGGGGTCAGCCCCAGAACATTCTCCATCTCCGTCAGCTCCCTGCGCATGGTCTCCAGGGCAAGATAGAGTGCCGTCTTCCTCTGGTTCTTTGCCCCCGCCTTGTTCGTGTATACCTCTGTGATCTGGCAGTCGTTTTCATACCATTTTTCGTTCAATATGTCGTACTGCAGGCGCAGTTCCACGTACCTTTTGATAGGCGCCTCGAACTCACTTTTATATGTCCCAAGCGCCTCCATGCCGGCTTTTGTCTCCCGGTACAGCGCATTCCGCTTCCGGCTCATAGTCTGTTTTTTCACGGGTTTCCCCCCTTTTTCTTTTTTCCATCGGAGATGGAAGAACAGGTACTCCCCCAGTAGAGGAGCCTCAGGCCTCTTTTTCGGGACCAGGGGGGCTCTCCCGATAGATATGCACCTGCATCTCCTGGATATGGATGCTGCATCCATATGGCAGCATCGCTTCACAGCTCTCCTCCAGTACTCTCACCGGCATCGTGTCCGCCTGCTGCTGCAGGGTTTTGATCTGTCTGCCCAGTTCATTGACCAGATCGATCTGCCTGGTATCCCCGGACTTGACCGTGCCCTCCCGTAATGCCTTTAATAATTCATCCATGTCCTTTCCTCCAATCTTCCATCGGACGGATGAGACGCTGCAGCATCCGTCCTTCCTTTGTCAATTCTCCGGTCTTCCGGTTCTCTAACCGGTTGTGCGTGGCGCGGCTCACAGAGATCAGGTTCCAGTCCATCCATTCATACTCCGGGTATTCCTCTGCCGGATAGATATGGTGCACTGTGTCCGCGTCCCCGCTCCTGCCGTACATGGCTGCCACCCGGTCCCGGTAGCCGTCCAGCCGCAGGATGTGTGCCCGCTTCTTCTTCCATTTCCCTGACTGGTAATCCATCTTCCGCCTCCTGCCCATAGAAAGAGCGCCCAGCACTTCTGCTGGACGCTCTGATGTTCTATCTTCTTTTTTTCTGAT